CATCGCTTAGGAAATGCTTGTGTGCCTGATGACCACGAAGATGCTACTCCCTGTCTGACTGATGGACGTAAATAATGTAAATTTCCACCAGAAAACTGTCTTTTATTGAAATCTACATCACTAACGAGTGTCATAGGATATGTATCAAAGAAAGGTAGTAATTCTGTCTGTGCTGCATACTGATAGAATATAATATCACCTACCCCAAGTACTCCACTAAACGGTTGAAGTCTATCTACCAGTTGTGCACGATACCACTCTTTAGTCTTATACTGCCCTTTTGTGGCATCTTTTATTTCTGAGAAAATACTCATACTTTTAACTCGTGCTCTGTAAGTATCTTGAATTGCATACGACGGTCTTTACAATACTCAATCGCTGCTTTCCATTTTGCCTCGTTTACACAGTATGTCTTAACTTCTGTTAGATATTTCTTTGTAACTCTGCGTTGTTTTTTGGGAGGTGACGTCTGCTTACTAGGCTTGACCTCAATAACAAACTTCTCCGTCCTCCCAGTTTTAGTCCTTGCTCTGACATAAAAGTCTGGGAAATAGCGATGAACCCGCCTATCAACAGGACTGATATAAGGTATAACGATTTCTTCACTTCCCCACTCTATTACGTTTTCGTTCTTGTCGCACCAGACCATAAACTTTCTTTCCCATAAACTCCTATAAATAATGTTAGTCGGGTCTCCTTTGTATTTGAATCTGTTGGTTGGTTTGTATTTTCCCGAATAAGACATAAATAACAAAATGGCATTAGGTACTTGGGCAAATCCGTATGGAGCAAAGATGGGGGGAGGAGGAGAAACCCTTGTGTTCCCTCGTAGTAAGCCCTATGGTGCTAACTCATCATCAGCACAAGATGCAATATCAAGAGATAAGGCAAATGGGACTGAGGTAGTCGACTACCTTAAGATAACTATTTATGACCCCAAAGAGGGTAATAATAGTAGTTATAATAACTCTAAAAAGAATTTAGCAAACAACGATAAGGTAAAGAAGAGTGTATATCTATATCTTCCAAATAAACTCAGAGAAGGATATCAAGCAAAATATAACGGTGTAAAGTTAGGACCTTTGGGTGTAGGTGCAGTCGGAGCAGCATCCGAAGCTATAGCATCAGGTGGTATTGGAGACTCTTTTGGTGATACTGTCAAGAAAATGGCAGAGTCTGGAAAATCTGTAGCAGGGTTTGGTATAGGTGCTGATGTCATCAACAAAGTGCTGAAATTTGGTGGTGGCGGTCAATTAAACTCAAATGACTTAGCAGCGTTAACTACAGGAAAAGTATTTAACCCATATGAAGAGACTATATTCCAAGGTGTAGAGTTTAGAGACCATAAGTTTGATTTCTTGTTTGCACCTAAGAATGCATCTGATGTAGAGACTGTCCTTAATATAATAGAAACATTTCGTGTTGCTATGTTACCAGGCAAGGATGACAGTATGTGGTTGACTATACCTGATTACTTCAAAATTGAAATAGTAAGACTTGTGTCTAGTGAGGAGAATGAAACCTTATATCCTGCCACTGGTGGGTCAACAAATAAGGGTGTCTTACAGAAATTGATGCAATTCCCATCCAAAATGGTATTGTCTAACATGGAAGTGGATTTATCACCATACGGACCGTATGCGTCCCTTAAGACAAATGACCCCTTGAATAGCACATATGACTTCGGTCCTGTAGCATATAATATGAGTTTATCATTCAAAGAAACATCTCTACTTACTCGTCAGAGTTATGGATACAATACTAGAGGAGAAAAATCATGAGTAATTATTTTTCATATTTACCCAATGTATATGTAAGGACATCAACTTACCGTCAGAATAACGTTGACCCATATGTATTAGTAAAAAATCTATTCCGTAGAGTTAAGATAAGAGACGATGTTGAAGGTTTTATTACTGGTTTTACTCAATATACTATAGGAAACAACGAAAGACCTGATTCCGTAAGTCAGAAATTTTATGGTGACCCAGAATATGATTGGGTTATCATGATGACAAACAATATTATCAACTTATATGATGAGTGGCCTATGACTGAGGATGAATTATATAAGTATTGCGTTAGTAAATACCCCTCAGCAGAAGGAATACATCACCATGAATCTATGCAAGTAAAAGATGGAAATGGTAATGTTATATTGAGAGAAGGTCTAACAGTGCCACATAATTTCACATATAGACGTCCCGATGGCACAGTAGTCCCTCCGTCAGAGTTGATTCAACCAATTACAAATTATGAGTATGAGGCAAAGCAAAATGACTACAAACGCAATATTTACATATTACGCAGACCATTCTTAACTACATTCTTAGAAGAATTCCAGACACTTGTGCAATATGAGGATTCTAGAGAAGTTGACGATAATACAGGTTTCAAGAAAACTACAGATGCTATCAAAGAAAACTTTATACCTGTCAAACCTACATATTCCACAAATATCGGTCAAACCCCATCTGTCGACTTTGCAGTCCAACAAGACTTTGGAAATATTACGGTTGATACCTCAGGTGCAACTATTGAGGAAGGACAGCAACTTGCAGATGGTAGCACAACAGTAACAACTACTGAAACTCAGGTATCATCAACAGGAAACGCTGCTTCCAGTAATACAGCGATTACAGAAACAGCGTCAGAGTCGTCTTCTTCATCTTCCAGTAGCAGTAGCAGTAGCAGTGGAAGTAGCGGAAGTAGTGGGTCTAGTGGTGGTTATGGAGGTTATGGCGGTTATTAAGTTTCCTTGGTAAGTAAAAAATACAATAAGACAACACCCAGAATGCAATCACAAAAAGCAAGTGCATTAATCTGTAGGAGTTTATTATTAATCCTAGTGTTACGAGAGCTATCCAAGTGTAATCTAGAGTGCCATGAAGACGATACCACCGATTCTCGCCCAGATTCTTAATTACCTTCTTTCTTAGGTTATCAAAGAAAGGAGATACATGTCTCATCATGACAAAACCCTCATTTAAGACCATGAGGGTAAATCCAATCCAGAAAATCATATTCCGTTCCAAAAATTATCTGTCGGTGTTGCCATATTCCTTGATATAACATATAAACCTACATTACACAAAAACCAGTAAATGTTGGTTATCCATGCTTGTCGCCAACAATACTTTCTATTACTCTGCACAATAAACATGTTTCTCTCATTCATTGTCGTGTCAGGAGATAAAGGTCTGACTTTAAGATACTGCTCCAACAGTAATGAGATTACAAAACCGATTGCAAAGATGTAAAACAACAGGTTTAAAAACCCTGCTGCTGTGAATAAGAATGGTAGCATTAATATCTCTCGGGAATTTTACCGTAGTCTGGTTTATGGTCTTTAAACTTATCGTGATTTCCGTCACCAGGCATCTTACCATAAGCAACATATTCTATTGCTTGCATTGACCCTTCTAAACGTTTTAGGTCATTTTCGTTTTTAACATATTCATCATATGCTGCTTGCAACTCTGAATTTCTTGCTGAGAGTTGCATTGTGCGTTTAGTAAAACGCTGAATTAGTTGCTCGTAGTTTTCTACAGTTTTAGTCACGTTGTCTCCAATCGTCAGGTTTTTTGCGGTTAAACCAGTCACCAATATCATCGGCACTGTCGAACCCTGTCCTGTGGTCAGATGGGTCGGGTTCGCCTAATCCCATCTTATTCAGAAAATCGTCTGTGCCACCTTCCTGTATATCAGGATTTGCTGCTCGCTGACGTGCTTGTCGCATCCATGTCGCAGCAGTAGTATGCTTTTGTGCTAATTTCTGTGCCCATATCATCTCTGTCAAATCTACTTCTTTTCCTTGAGCAATAAGTTTGCAGACTTTTTCAAGTCGCAAGCGATATTGGGTTGATAGCATTTTTTCTTAATTTTGCAGTTTTGCATTCAATTCACTAACTTTCTCATATTCTGCTTTTGCAGCGTCTGAGCGAGTTTGGAGAATTTCATGTATATCAGCAAGAATGACTTCATTCTCGACATACTCGTCAAAGTATTTATCGAGCGATTCTTTGAGATAGCGGTATCTATGCCATTCTGGTGAATACGGTTTGTAGTGTGTCATGATAATTTTATGAAAAACCCTACAGGGCAATTTTTACCCCGAGTTTTTTTTCGACCTTTTTTTAAACTGAAAGTCAAATAATATATGGGTCAATGGTGGTCGTGCCAACCACATGGTTGTGTTACTATGCGTCCACGATACTCATAGTAACCTTCCATGTAATGTGTAGGTGATAACCACCTACCAGGCACGTATATCTTTTCTCTAACAATAGTCTCTTCCATACATCGTGGAGAGTGATAGTGATGAGTATTATAATGATAATGGTTGCCATACTCGACAAATGGCTCCCAGAATTCCTTCCAAGTAAGAGCCTCTGCTGCGGGTGCAACAGTTAGAGATGCGAGTAAAGCAACCAGTAATTTCATTTAATCGTTTTCAGCTAGTGATGCGAAGTAGTCAAGGTCAGGACTGCTAGAAGTTTGACTTAACTCTTTAACTTTATCACCAAATCCACTCGGTGTGGGTGGTTGTGTGACAGTTTCTTCAGCGTACACAGCTTCATTCTCTTCCCCATCAAATGAGCGGACAGTAGCACGAGCAGACTTATTCAACACAGTGTTGAGTCTCTCTTCTAGTTGCTCATATGATTTGAAGTTGGCAGGGTCAGTAAACTCTTTAAGAGAGTGTTGTGACTTCCAAATTTCCTCCAACTTAGCATCATCAAATCCTCCAAGTGTGGAAGCGGGTGCAAAATCAGACTTATCATAATTCCAATACCCACCGATTGTTTGTATCTTGATACGGAAGTCCGCACCTTTCCACATATCAAATGGGTTGATAGGCTCTTCATCCTCGAATTGAGGTTGCATAGCACTCACAATCTTATCATGAATCTTCTTGCCATACTTGTAGAGAAAGACCTTTCCTTCATTGTCGGGGTTGAGTTGGTCTTTAACGACATAGATGTTGCTGTAGTAGGAGAGTTTCCTCTTCTGTTTACGAGCAGTTTCTTTGTCTTGGTCTAGACCAGAATTCCAAAGAGTGCGATTCAATTCACCAACAGGGTCTTTTTGTCCCAATGTAGTGAGTGAATTCTCAATATACCAACCGCCTGCACCTTGGAATGCGTGACTCCAAACTTGTGCCCATGGTAGGTCTTCACCGTCTGGCTCAGGAAGGAATCGGACTACTGCGTAACCGTTTCCAGACTTATCAACTCCAGGTTTCCAGAGTCTTTCATCAGGTCCTGCGCCCTGTGGTTTAGACATCTTCTCAATCTGTTTGGTAAGCTTATCAAAGCTACCAGACTTCTTCTTAAGTGATGCGAATGACATTTGTATTTCTCCGTTGTGGTTTTGTTTTTTTGTATTTGCCACCGTATTATGATGACATATTATTTAGGACTTGTCAAGTGCTCTTTTTGAAATGTTATGTATGATTACCTTCTCTCCGTCATGAGTAAACAACAATTCATCGTCTGCATCCCATAGCAACTCCTCGAATAGGTCATTGAGTTTCTCAGCGTCTTCGTATAGTTGATTAGGATTCGGCATCTTTTAATTCTTTTCTCCAAGCTCTGAGTTTGTCTTCCATCTGCTGTAGTATAAGCATGAGGTTTAGTCCTCCCGAATACTGTGCAGATAAAGT